TTGTCTACATACTCTTTCAGTGCTGAAGAGCGATATGCTGTCTACACCGTTCATGGTGAGCGCTGTTACCTCTGCCTTGTGCCAATCGACTTGGTATCGATGGACGTAGATCACGTATTACCTGAGTCATTGCTTGGATCTAAAGACCTTGCCGGCATATTGGCGCAACTAGGGCGCCCCCCGGACTTTGACATCAACAATTTTGAAAACTGGCTTCCCTCTTGCCGGAAATGCAACAACGAGAAATCCAGCATCGTATTCGAGCCATCGCTACTCATTCAGGCACGACTTCAAAAACTAGCCGCGAAGAAAGATGAAGCGATTGCCGCATCTCAAGAAGTTGTTTCAGATCGCAAAATAGCCAACGCGCTCAATACATTACAACGAGCAGGGATCGACCGCCTAACGCCAGAACAAGTGTCCGCCGTTCAACCGCTCGTTGACTTTCACCTTCGCAACCCGCATCGCGAAGACGCAAGTGCACCAGTACGCCTGACTCCTCTCTTTGAAGTCATCTCCGATAACGGACAGATTCGCACGGTTCGCGGTCCGTATGGCGTAGGTGGTGGCCCGTCGAGTCTATCGCCACATGTATGTTGTTCCGGTTGCGGAATGGCCGCATTTAATGGTGCACGCTGTGTCATCTGCGGTATGATGGACGATGACTAGTACGAATCGCGGATAAATCGGTTAAGGATGCCCGTTTCCGGGCACCCTCCCCACATCACCAGTAACTCACACCATCACCTTGGCTACGCCAGCCGCCCTGGCAAAATCATCCTCAGTCACCAGCAAGTAACTCTGCTGGGCGATGCGTGGTGAGTTGCCGAGCCAAGAGCAAACCACATGCAACGGGAACTCGCGTTGGAGTTCCGTCTGTCTGCTGGCCCGCATCGAGTGAAACAATCGTGGCCAACCCGAGACGCCGGCGCGTCGCAGCAATCGCGTCATCTCGCTGCGTAGGTTGGCATTCTTCCAGCCCATCGCGGTGTTGGCTGCGGCTCGGTACTGGGGAGCCGCGACCACATATTCGCTCTTGTCGCCAAAGACCTCGAACGCTTCGTCGAGGATGGGACGCAGCTCGGGAAAGATCGGGCAGCTGCGAATCCCACGGCCTTCGTGGTGCTCGACCTTTGGCTCCGGGATGCTCATCCGGTTCATTTCCCAATCGATGTCGTCCCAGCGAAGCGATAGCGTTTCCGAAGGCGTCCGAAGCCCACCGTAGCGACTCAGCCCCAAGATCACTTGCCAAACCGGATTGGCCTTCTTCATCAACTTGTCGACCACTTCTCGCGGCACGAATTCGTTGACCTTCACCGAACTCTTCTGCGTCTTTACCTTGCAGAACGGGTTTTCATCGATGATCTTCCAGTCGACCGCATCGTGCATGAATTGCCGCGCAAACTGGATCCGTTTGTGGATCGTCGTCGTGGCCATCCCTCTGGCTTTGAGCTTCTCGTGAAACTCTTTGGCATGACCAGCCGTGATCTGATTGATCCGGATTCCCTCGGGCATGAACTCTTTGAGGTTCGCCACCACCTGCTTCCAAACAGCAACCGTAGCCGGTTTGCGGCTTTTCCCCTGACGCTCGATGTAACCATCGAGAAACGCTTCGAGCGTGGGTATTACGAGCTTTTCGGGGATCGGCTCTGGTTCGATCAATCCGACCGCAACAAGCTTCTCTCGCAGTGCGGGTGATTTGTTGAGCCAAGTAGCATCGTCTTGTGGCATGGGGCTCCCGAGAATCTTCGAGCTCAAGATGCTCTCGATACGTCGCCGAATCGTGTCGGCTTCTTTGTCCGAAACCTTGCCCAGGTAAACGGTGCGGCGAGTCTTGGTTTCATCGTAAAAGAGCGCTCGCTTCGCTCCGGTTTTCGATTTGGTGATCGATGCCATGTCGTTTTCTCCCGTGTGATGGTTCTGGTTTATTCCTCATCGGGTGGCTCATCGATCCCAGTGGATTCGTCTTCTTCGGTCTCGTAACGCTTGAGTTCGAGGAACCGTTTCAGGTCCTCGACCGCAAAGCGTGTGAGTCGTCCGAGCTTGATGTGGGGGATTTCTCCGCGGTTGCGTAGTTCCCAAAACATCCGTTCGGAAACCCCAAGCATCCTCGCTGCTGTCTTGCCGTTGACCGACAGCGGCGTGAACATTTCCTGACTATCCATTGGTCATCTTCCTTCTCTTTGAAACCCAAGTGTTTGTAATCGTTTGGGGTTCGTGAGCCACCCGATGCCCGATGCACACAGGAGGCTCACTTACCGATGAAAGTCCAGCGGTTATTGGCTGGTTTTGGCAAGCTTCTGCAGCTTTCGCGGCATCACGCTTCTAGCACCAATTCATCAAGGCCCAAGTCCACAAAACATTCGCGAATCTTGGCGACATGGCTGTGGACAGTGTGCCAACTGACCTGCATTGCGTTGGCGATCTCGTTGATCGTTTGACCCTCGGCAAGGCATTTGCAAATCCGCTGAGCAGCGGGGCTAAGTCGCTCGATTGCGATTCCCAGATCACTGGAGCGACGGACCTGCTGCACGTTCTGGTGAGCAGCCGAGTCTGTGATGTCAGATGGCAAGCTTTCGCTACCGCTGAGGCGATCGGCATGCCGAGCTCGCGATCGTCGGATCTTGCGTAGCTGGCGATCAATCACTGCCGTGATGGCTGTTCGCTCCGAGGCGCCGTTGGATCGAGCCTCGTCAAAGTTGAATTGCAATAGTGCGATCGATACTTGTTGCTGAACGTCGTCGAGGTCTTGGCGACGGAAGCCCATCCGCCTGGCTCGCGAGTTGATCCAAGCGAGTTTCGATTTGTCGATGACTGAGTCGTACTGGTTTCGGTACATGCCTGTGCCTTTCGATGAATGGTTGGTGTCATGAGGACGGGACCATTCTTCGCGGTTTACTAGGTCATGTATCTAGGCTGTGAAATGTGTTTACAAAGTCACCTGTGACACATGTGTGACACATCTGTGTCACAGGTGAGTCACATTACTAGGTCATCCACACATTTTCGACACATTTTGCACACATTAGTCGCTCATTCCACACACACGACTTTTGAAGGGCAACTGCGAACTTCGGACTCTCGCGGGTAATAACTATATGGAGGCACAACGCTTCCACGTTTAACAACGCAGGAGTTTGCCATGCATCAGTCCCCATCCATGTCGTTTCTGATCCATGAATCAGCCGACTTGTACCACGCCAAAGCCAAGCACTATCTATCGAGCCATCAGTTGGCCGACTTTCGCAAATGCCCTCAGCTCTACTATCGCAAGAAGTATCAACCACGCACCCAAGAAGAATCGCCGGCCTATTTGGTCGGACGTGCCGCGCATGTCCTAATCCTCGAAGGCCTGGAGCGATTCCGCGAAGACTTCGCTGTCGGCGGTCCCATCAATAAGAAAACCGGCCTGCCATTTGGGCCAGCCACCAAGGCCTGGACTCAGTGGGCCGAGACGGTCGGCAAACCCGTGCTGTCCGATTCGCAGTTCGAAACAATCGAGCGCATGAATGAATCGGTCGCAATGCACGATGCGGCCGTTGATTTGCTGCAATACGGAATCGCTGAAGCGGTCGTGCGGGCCGAGTACTGCGGATTCCCTTGCCAGATCCGTATTGATTGGTTGGATCCAGCCCCGAGCATCGTGGACCTGAAAACCTGCGATGACTTGACCTGGTTCGAAGCCGATTCGCGGCGCTACGGGTACGCCCATCAATTGGCCTTCTACCGAGCCGTGCTTAAGAAAGCCCTGGGGATCTATGTTCCCGTCCATCTGATCGCCGTTGAGAAGAAAGAACCTTATCGCTGCGGTGTTTGGCAACTATCGAGCGAGGTTTTGAACCTCGCCCAAAAGGAAAACGAGCAGGCGATCGATCGCTTGCATGCTTGCACTGCGAACGATTCGTGGCCCACCGGCTACGAAGAGACTCGCGTCTTCGATTTTATCTGATCCAGCGCAGTAGGCAGGTGGGATGGCGTGACGCTCCCGGCCACGAATGGCAAACGGAGAGAGCGTCGGGACTCCCTGTGCCCACCTGCTTACAGCCTTTGTTTTACCCAGTTTTTTTGTTCGTTCTTGTAAGGAAAAAGCACATGAGTTTGTTACAGCAAGTGCAGCGTGGGAAAGCCCACCTGCCACCACGGATCTTGGTCTACGGTACCGAAGGGGTCGGCAAGAGTAGCCTCGCGGCCACCACCCCCAAACCAATCTTCATCCAAACCGAAGATGGCTTGGGAGAGATCGATTGCGATCGATTTCCACTGGCAAAATCACTCGAAGATGTCGTCGCGGCCCTGACGGAGTTAGAGACCCAACCGCACGATTACCAAACCGTGGCGATCGACTCGCTCGATTGGCTCGAACGATTGATCTGGGATGCCATCTGCCGACGCGAATCGGCGACGACGATCGAAAAGGTCGGCGGTGGCTACGGAAAGGGTTACACCCTGGCCTTGGATTACTGGCGCAAGCTCATCGACAAGCTTGGCAACCTCCATCGCGATCGCGGGATGATGATCTTTCTGATCGCTCACGCGAAGGTCGAGAAGTTCGAGGATCCCGAAGCACCCGCCTACGACCGCTACTCGCCTCGTCTGCACAAGCATGCCAGCGCCATCATCACCGAATGGTGCGATGCGGTGCTTTTTGCCACTAAGCGATTCACGACCCGCACCGAAGAGAGTGGCTTTGGTCGCCAGCGAGCGATCGCGGCCCCGGTCGGCGCTGCCGGTGGGGAACGCATCTTGAAAACCATCGGCGGTCCATCGTGCGTGGCCAAGAACCGGTACCGGCTCAAACCTGAAATTCCATTGGCTTGGGATGCGATTGTTGGCGGCATCCTCGGCTCATCAAACGAACTGTCCAACCCTGTTTCTGTTCCAGAAGGAGTAACGAACCTTGGCTAATCTCAACAACTTCAATGCGAACCAAGTCGAACCGTCGTCGGATTTTGAACCGATCCCGGCTGGCAAGTACCTGGCGATCATCACCGAGTCGGAACTCAAACCGACGAAGTCCGGATCGGGGAGCTATTTGCAGCTCACGTTCCAGATCCTCGAGGGGGAATACAAAGGTCGATTCCTTTGGTCCCGACTGAACCTTCACAACGCGAATGCGACTGCGGTGCAGATCGCGCAAGCGGAACTCTCGGCCATCTGCCGAGCCGTTGGGGTGCTCACCCCTGGCGACTCGGTCGAGCTGCATAACTTGCCGTTGGTCATCAACGTTAAGTGCCGCAAGCGCGAGGATTCGGGGGATGTAACAAACGAGATCCGAGGTTACTCGAAACCTGCGGCGGCTACGGCTCAGCCTCAGCAAGCGAGCCACACGACTCCACCATGGAGACGTCCCTCGTGATCGAACTTGAACTGCCGTACCCGCCGTCAGTGAATCACTACTGGCGGCGGGTGGGAGCACGGACGCTCATCAGCCGCGGGGGTCGACTCTTCCGTCAACAGGTAGTGTCGATCCTCGCGGCGCGCGGCGTTCGCCCCATCGATGGTGACTTAGAAGTCTTCATTGAACTGTATCCGCCCGACCGTCGTCGCCGAGACGTGGATAACACTCAAAAAGCTTTGCTCGATGCACTCGGGCAAGGTGGTGCATATCACGACGACAGCCAAATCATCCACCTAGACACCTGGAAACGCGAACCGATCCCTGGAGGCATGGTTTTTGTACGCATCTCGAAATGTATGGAAGAGTGATCATGGCAGAGAGTTTGGACCAAAGAACCTGTGGCGATTGTGGAGTCATCGTCACGAATCGTAGAGACGAGTGCCCTGAGTGCGGCAAGTCGCTTCTGGTGACACGCAAACGGAAAAACGATCGGCCTCGGCTAAACCCTGATGACGACCCAGTTGACGTGTACGACCGCTCGTTTGAGACGCGGCTTGAAATGGGCTTTTCGATGTTGGAATGGGAGTGATCCGATGCAACTACGTCCATATCAACAAGCGGCCGTCGATGCGGTCTACAACCATCTGCGCGATCGTGATGACAATCCTTGCGTGGTCATTCCCACAGCGGGGGGCAAGACCCCCTGTATGGCCACGATCTGCAAAGATGCAGTCACGCGATGGCAAGGTCGAGTCCTCGTTTTGGCCCATGTCAAAGAGCTTTTGCAGCAAACTGCCGACAAACTAACGGCGGTTTGCCCGGAAGTGAACTTTGGCATTTACTCTGCAGGACTCAAGCGACGTGACACGGACAATCCGGTCATCATCGCTGGGATCCAATCGGTGTATAAGCGAGCCTGCGAGCTCGATCGATTCGATCTGATCATTATCGATGAATCCCATTTGATCCCACCCGATGGCGAGGGGATGTACCAACAATTCCTCACGGATGCCAAGAAGGTCAATCCCCATCTTCGGATCATCGGATTTACGGCCACCCCGTTTCGACTCAAGGACGGACCGATCTGTGCGCCGGAGAATATCCTCAACACGATTTGCTATGAGGTTGGCATCAAGGAATTGATTCGCGACGGTTTCCTGTGTCCGCTGGTTTCCAAGTCTGGCACCGACCAAATCGACTTCGGTTCGCTGCACGTTCGTGCCGGCGAATTCGTCGCCGACGAGGTCGAAGCCCTGATGGATAGCGAGTCGCTGGTCGAGTCCGTTTGCAGAGAAATCGTGGAGCAAACAGCCGACCGTAACGCAGTGCTGATCTTCTCGAGCGGTGTTCGACATGGCAACCACATCGTCGATACCCTTCGAGACAAACACGACATCGAATGCGGATTCGTTACTGGCGAAACCTCCTCGGAGGATCGAGACCGATTGCTCCAGCAGTTCCGCAGCGGAAGTCTCAAATACTTGTGCAACGTCAACGTGCTTACCACCGGCTTCGATGCACCCAACATCGATTGCGTGGCATTGGTACGTCCGACAACCTCCCCAGGTCTTTTCTACCAGGCAGTCGGGAGAGGTTTCAGGCTTCACCCAAGCAAACAGAACTGTTTAGTACTCGACTTTGGTGGCAATGTTCTTAGGCACGGACCGGTCGATTGCCTGCGGATCAAACCTGCAGGGAGCCAATCGACTGGAGAAGCCCCTGCGAAGCAATGTCCCAAATGCAACGCACTCATCGCGATGGGGTACGCGAATTGCCCGGAGTGCGGTTTTACCTTTCCCCCACCTGAAAAACAAAACCACGAAGCCCAAGCGACCCAAGCACCGATCCTATCTGGCCAAGTCACCAACACGCGCTACGAAGTCACCGACACACATTACTACAGCCACCTGAAACGTGGGGCCAGCGACGATGCACCGCGATCGATGCGAGTCGATTACATGATCGGCTGGCGCAACCACAAATCCGAGTGGGTTTGCTTTGAACACTCAGGCTACGCACGTCAACGTGCCGTGGCTTGGTGGAAACAGCGATCCCCCGATCCGGTTCCGGCAACTACCGACGAGGCACTCGCGAGGATCGAAGGGGGTGCCGTTGCGCAAACCCTCGCGATCCAAGTGCGCAGCGTCTCGGGGGAGGAATACGAACGGATCATCGACTACGAGATCGGGCCGATGCCCGAACCGTGCGACCAACATTTTTCCAATGAGTTTACAGACGAGGAGATTCCATTTTGAATATCACTTCCGATTTCACATCTTTGCTCCCATCCGCTTTGGCTTATAGCAAAAGTGGTCTGTCTGTCCTGCCGGCCGTTCGATTGCAAAAGCGTCCAAGGCTTCCAGGTTGGAAGAGCTTTCAGCTGCAAATCCCGCAAGAGCGGCAGGTCGTCGAATGGTTTTCGAAACCCGAAGATGCGATTTGCGTCGTCACTGGCCAAGTCAGTGGCAACCTCGAAATGCTCGACTTCGACCGAGGAGGTGATCGCTTCGAGGCCTGGAAAGAGCAAATCCCGCCCGAGCTATTGGCTCGGCTGGTGATCGAGACCAGCCAGTCCGGTGGCAAGCACGTGATCTATCGCTGCACAGAGCCGATCAATGGCAATATGAAACTTGCAATGGGTTTTCGCGACGGTGCGATGGTCACTTTGATCGAGACTCGTGGCGAAGGGGGACTGTTTCTTTGCGCTCCAACCTTGGGTTACTCGCTCGAGCAAGGATCACTTACCGAAATTCCTGTGATAACTCCGCAGGAACGAGAGATACTCTTGGAGACTGCTTGGTCACTGAACGAATACTTGCCGACGGCAGATGTTCCTGCGGATTCGCAGTTCGTACCTGAGAATCGACCAGGGGATGATTTCAACAACCGTGGTGATATTCGCGCACTGCTCATCAAGCATGGATGGACCTTGGTCAAAAAAGCGGAAAACGAACTCTGGCGTCGCCCGGGCAAGGCCAATGGCTGGTCGGCGTCCCTAAAGGACAAATCGTTTTATGTCTTTAGTGGCAATGCTGCTCCGCTGGAGCCGAATCGAGCGTACAGCCCGTTTGCGGTCTTTGCTTGGCTTGAGTACGGAGGTGACTTTGAAATGGCAGCGCGAGTTCTACGCCAGCAAGGTTACGGTGGCGATCCGATGGGTGCTACCATCATTCAGCTTCGTGACCCCGACGAGTTTGTGACTGAGCCGACAGTCAAAAACGGAATCGTTGATCCGGGACCAGTCCCTCTGGAGATGTTGCGCATCCCGGGTTTCGTCTCCGAGGTTATGGATCTGTGTTTGGCCACCGCTCCGTACCCGAACCACGTGATGGCTTTTTGTGGTGCCGTTGCTCTGCAGGCCTTCTTAGCTGGACGAAAGGTTCGTGACCCCGGTGATAATCGGACGAATCTGTATTTGCTTGGGCTCGCCCATTCCTCAGCAGGTAAAGATTGGCCACGGAAGCTCAACACGCGAATCCTATTCGAGATCGGAGCGGCCGGCTCACTTGGGGAGCGATTCTCAAGTGGCGAAGGGATCCAAGACGCTTTGTATCTCTCGCCGAGCATGCTGTTCCAAACCGATGAAATCGATGGGATGCTCCAGTCGATGAGCAAGTCGAAGGATGGCCGACATGAAAACCTCATGTCGACGCTGCTTACGATGTACTCGACGGCCAATTCGGTTTACCCCATGCGTCGCAAGGCCGGCAAGGAATCGCCGGGGGCGATCGACCAGCCGTGTTTGGTGGTCTTCGGAACCGCGATCCCCAACCACTACTACGAGGCACTCTCCGAGCGGATGCTTACCAACGGGTTTTTCGCTCGGATGATCATCCTTGAATGTGGTGCGAGAGGGGGTGGACAAGAGGCAAAAGTTATGGAAATCCCTGAGCGAGTGATCGCCACAGCGAAATGGTGGAAGGAGTTGATGCCTGGAAACGGGAATCTTCAGTCCTGGCATCCAGTTCCGAACATCGTCTCGCAATCCGCCGAGGCGATCGCGATCCTTGGAGATCATCGCGTCGCAGCGGAGGCAGAGTATCGCAAGGCAGAAAGCAAGAACGATTCGGTCGGTACCACGGTGTGGGGGCGGATCAATGAGCAAGCCAGAAAACTTGCTCTGCTGTATGCCATCAGTGAGAACCACGCGGAACCGTTGATCGGTGCCGACGCAGCGACCTGGGCCACTGAATTCGTCACGCATCAAACGCGGCGGATGCTATTCATGGCCGGCAGCCACGTGGCCGAGAATCCGTATCATGCCGACTGTCTTCGGCTCATCCGAAAGCTACAAGCGGCTCCTGATCGAACGTTGCCACACAGTGTCTTGCTCAAGCGGATGAAGATGAATGCCAAAACATTCTATGAGATCATCACGACGCTCGAGCAGCAAGGCGACATTGTGTTGGTACCGGGAACGACCCAAGGCCGAGCCGGCCGAGGGTATCGATTGATTAGGGACTGCTCGGAGGCTTAG